GGGAACTTCATTAGTAAGTTCTGAGATAATCACTCAATTTTTATATTTTGTAATAATAAAACAATAATATGCTCTACAATATTATTGTTTTATTAGGGCTCTCGTCCTCCCTGACTGCCACAGGGTACGGGGCCTATACATATTTCGATCCTATTAAATGGATTGGAAATTGGATAAAGACTTTACCTGAAAAAGTTAAGCGATTCTTTATGTGGATACTAGAGGAGATATTCAAGGCGTTAAAAGAGTTGTGGAAGATGATACAAAGTATAGGTGGCAAGATAAAGAAAGCGGGTGAAGACGTTATACGAAAACTCAAGGATGGTCTCGAAAAAATGATCCGCGATATATCAAGTGGTGCTAAAAAAGCTATAAAAACAATAGAAAACGGTGGTAAGAAAGTTATACGAGATATAGACAGCGGTGGTAAAAAGGTTATTAGAACTATTGGTGGTGCGGTCACTAAAGTGACTCGTGATATTTCCGGGGCTGGTCGGAAAATGGTGAATGAAATTGGGAAGACTGGGGAGAAGATTTTCAATGATATTAAAAGTAAAGTCAATCAGGCGATTCGTAAGGTTGGACAGATCGCGGGTGCCGCTTTTAGAAAGTTCCAGGAGCTGTTTAATAGAGCATACGAGGAAATTAGAAGGGCTGCATACGCCGTAAGGGATGCAGCTCTTGCCGCCGCGAGGTGGGCAAGGGAACAGGCAGAAGCCGCTGCGAGGGCTGCAAGAGAGGCTGCGGAAAGAGCTGCGAGGGCTGCGGAAAGAGCTGCACAAGCAGCTGCGCGAGAGGCGAAGAGGATCGCTGACGCCGCGACGAGCTGGATGTGTTTCTCTGGAAATACACCAATTAAACTTCTCGATGGAAGGGTGATTCCCATGAAGGATATTAAAATAGGGGATGTGCTTATAAATGAAGTCATGGTTCAAGCTACTATGCAAATCAAGTCGAGTGAAGAAGATCCATTCTATAAAATTTATAGTGAAGAACTCGAGGAAAATGTATTTGTAACTGGGTCACATCACATAAAGTGTGGTGACAAGTACATTCTCGTGAGAGATTTTGAAAAGGCTGAAAAGCTTGATACGGTTGATGATATTCTTCACTGTTTAGTGACGAGTGATCACACGATACCCGTGGGTGAATTTACTTTTTGGGATTGGGAGGACAATCTACTTTAACATACTCCACCGCTTTCTTGGGAGTTTTACATATAGTATCACCACAATGATCCCTATTCTGATAAATCGAATTAATAGACGTTGAAATTTCGTTACATGACTTCAAATTCCAACGACCTAATAGAGGTTTTTCAGCTTTTACAAAAAGTTCAAAAATCTTTTTGATCATATCTTAATTACCGCATTCCTTTTTAAACCTGTCGATACAATGTATACGCTGAAAATCCTGAGACGGTCAACAATACATATTGGAGTGCGTTTGAAATAGTCAAATATTCATTAATCATAGCCTTCTGTGATTCATCTTTTAGTCCATCCCTGAAGAGTGTCACGTGACGAATGAGGTTTCGTAAAATAGAAAACGCTAAAAACAGGGCCATCATACTAAGAATTATGAAGGTGATGTTATAGACTGTATTCGCTTTTCCACGGTAAAAGCGAGACACACCGAGTAGAGCTAATGAGATCGATGTGTATAATCCCACATTACGCAGAGATGTTTGATAAAACATGAGAGTGTCCTTAAACGAGAATTCCATATGATATTACTTACATTTTTAAATTTCATGAGTGATGTGATTTAAAAATGATTTTTTTTGATTTAATTGACCAACAAATTAGTTGGAGAAAGCGAGGCCACCCATACCCGACTGGATGCGGAGGACGTTGTAGTTGGTGGCGAACATGTGCATGGAAGTCGCGGTACCGGCAGCCATCTTGACGGCAACCTGCGCGTTATCGATGCGGGAGAAGTTGCAAGTGCCGGTAGGCTGGTGCTCCTCGGGCTTGAGCGCGAAGGAGTAGGAGTACACACCGGGAGCGGGGCAGCCGGAGTGATGGTTGTACGCCTGGACCTGGTTGAAGTACTTACCCTTCTGCTCCTTGAAGCGGTCCTGGCCGTTGAGGACAAGCTTGAAGGTCTCGAGCTGACCGGACGCTTCCTCGGTGTAAGCCGCGGTGGAGAGCTCGGTGGCGTACATGGGGGTGCCGAGGTTGGAGATGGGCACGAAGCAGTTGGCGTCAAGGCCATTGGCAGTCTGGTTAGACTGGAGAGCAATCTCAGTGACAAGGTTGTTCTTGGTGAAGTTCCACAGGGAAGACTTCGCGGCGGTGTTGGAGAAGCACCACACGAGCTCCTTGACGGGGTGGTTGTACGAGAGGCGGACCTGCTTGGTGGAGCCGGCGTCAACAGTGTCGGTACCAGTGTGCTGAACCTGCTCGATGAGGTACTCATGACCCTTCTGGGCGAATCGGCGACGCTCCTCGGTGTCAAGGTAGACGTAGTTGGCCCAGACCTTGAAGACAGACGCGTTGAGGAAATCGGTGAAATCGGACGCGAGGTCAATATCAATGCGGACCTCATGGTACTGCAGAGCAATTAGTGGCAAATAAAGTCCGGGATTCCTGTTGAAAAAGAAGACTAGGGGCAAATAGACAGTGGAACCATCCGCCGCAGTGGTCATCTTACCCCAAGTGGCCTTCTTGGCCTCATCGAGGTAAAGCTCGGAGTAGAGACGCCACCACTTCTGGTAGTGCTTGTCAATCCTTTGACCTCCGATTGATAATTCTACGGAGGAAATTGCGCGCTCGGCGACCCAGTTGCAGTCACCAGCCTCCGCGGTGGCGGTAGCGGCGATGTCAGACTCGAGTTCGAGGTACATGTCACCGACGAGATCACCGTTACGGGCGACGGTGACGGAGACGCGGCCGGAGTTGGCGGCAGTACCGTTGACGGTCTGCTCGATGAGGTACTCGTGACCCTTCTGCGCGAAGCGGCGACGCTCCTCAGTGTCAAGGTAGACGTAGTTGGCCCAGACCTTGAAGACGGACGCGTTGAGGAAGGTGGTGAAATCGGCCGCGAGGTCGATGTCGATGCGGACCTCATGGTACTGGAGGGCAATGAGGGGTAGGTAGAGACCGGGGTTGCGGTTGAAGAAGAAGATGAGGGGGAGGTACACAGTGGAACCATCCGCCGCAGTGGTCATCTTACCCCAAGTGGCCTTCTTGGCCTCATCGAGGTAGAGCTCGGAGTACAGACGCCACCACTTCTGGTAGTGCTTGTCGATGCGCTGACCACCGATGGAAAGCTCGACGGACGAGATCGCGCGCTCGGCGACCCAGTTGCAGTCACCAGCCTCCGCGGTAGCGGTGGCGGCGATGTCAGACTCAAGTTCGAGGTACATGTCACCGACGAGATCACCGTTACGGGCGACGGTGACGGAGACGCGGCCGGAGTTGGCGGCAGTACCGTTGACGGTCTGCTCGATGTTCTCCATCGCGAAGTTAGTGTGGCGCTTGTATTTGGCCTGATAGAAAGTTACCTCAGGGTTACCAGTAAGGTAGACATCCTGGGCACCGTAAGCGACGAGTTGCATAAGACCACCGGCCATTTTGAGAGTTGTTGTACTATAAGCAGAGAAAATAATTCTGCGACTTTCCGCGATCAAATTTTTCTCCGTCTAATTCAAATGTCCACACAGCCTGAAGAAATTGAAGAGGGTGAAATCGTCTCCGACGAATATGAAACTGAGGATGAGATTTCTGTAGACGACCAAGAAATTGTCGAGGACATGGAGGACCTCGAGGACGATGAGACTGACATCATAGGTTTAATGACTTCGCTCATGGCGACGCAGGATGGTGACACTGTATGCTCGGCTCTCGTCGAGATTTCTAACCAGATGCAGATACAGAATAAAATCCTTATAAAGATTCTTGCCAAACTTCAGGATTGAAAATTTAGTTAAAAGAAAAATTCATAGTAAGAGTAAGCATGGAAGATACTCACTTCATCGATAAGGAACCGAATAGGTATGAAGCACTGGCTGAGCTACAAAAAGAGCAAATCCAATCGATGAATGAGGACCAAATAATTGAAATTGTAAGGAAGTTTGAAATCTTCTGGGATCTTCAGACTGAAGATTATAGGAATGCACGTGAGTTGGGGTACAGACAATTCATCCATGCTGATAATTGGGATAGCAACAATAACCCCATTCCCGGGAAAATTGATATTCTGGCTATTAAGGGGATCCGTGAACGACAGCGTCGTTTTATCATCGATTTGAAGAATCGGGTCATGGATCTCAAAATAGAATCACATGATGTAAACGGTGACGGAATCACACTATGGAAACGAGTCAACAATGTCGTCAAACAACTCAAGGATGGCTATGAAAATATCAGACGCCATTTCATAGCGTATGAGCGTGTTGTCAACCCAATGGCAGTTCCACAGGTGTCTTCAAGCTCTGACCCCTCCACCATGGACGAAGATGAGATTGAAGATTGTTCCCCGTATCAAAAGTGTCTCCTCTACACACTCGACGAAGCGTATAAATCTGGGTACAGACGATACAAAGACTTTTGCTGTGAAGAAATCAAGACTATCGATGGGTATTGCACTCGGGCATGGGTTGCGAAGCAAGAAATCCAGAATTTTGTCCGTAACATCGCACCCAAAGATGATGAGTTCTCAAACTGGAAAAACTTTACGAGTAGAGGGACTGTATACAGGGATGTGATTGAGTACATTTCTAAATGCATCGATCCCCAGTTTCCTGAGATTGAAAAGAGGCGTCATGTATGGTCATTTAAGAATGGCGTTTTTGTTGGAAAGGAATGGATTCCCGATCGCGGGGTTTATGATTCTCGCTTTTACCCCTACGACAGTAAGGAGTTTCGATGCCTGGACCCGACTATCATCTCCTGTAAGTATTTCGATCAGCAGTTTGATGACTTTTCCCATATCGAAAATTGGCAAGACATTCCCACGCCCCACTTTGATAAGGTTTTACATTACCAAAAGTTCGAGCCCGAAGTATGTAACTGGGCTTATGTTATGGGTGGACGCCTTTGCTACGATGTTGGTGATCTTGATTCTTGGCAAGTCATTCCATTTTTTAAGGGCATCGCGAGGTCTGGTAAATCAACACTCATTAACAATGTTTTCAAGCGTTTTTACGAAAGTCAGGACGTGGGTACACTCGGAAACAACATCGAGAGAAAATTCGGTCTGTCAGCCCTGAAAGATAGTTTCATGTTCATCGCACCAGAGATTAAGGGTGACCTCGCACTTGAACAGGCTGAGTTTCAGTCCATCGTATCAGGTGAGAGGGTTTCGATCGCAGTCAAGAACAAGATAGCGGTCTCACTCGATTGGAAGGTACCCGGAGTACTCGGTGGAAATGAAATTCCAAACTGGAAGGATAATTCTGGTTCAGTACTGCGTCGTATTCTACCATGGAACTTCACTAAACAAGTTCAAGAAGCGGACCCAAACCTTGAAAAGAAGTTGGAGAAGGAGCTCCCTATTATTCTACTCAAATGTGTGCGTGGATACCTAGACTATTCCAACAAATATAGGGATAGAGATATTTGGAATGTGGTGCCTAACTATTTCAAGCTCATCCAGAAGCAGGTGGCTATGGTTGCGAGTACACTCACAAACTTCCTTGAGTCTACGAATATCGAGTTTGGTGAAGATATGTTTGTACCCCAAAAGCTATTTGTGCAAGTATTCAACCAGCATTGCCAAGAAAACAATCTTGGAAAGCACAAGTTCCATCCAGATTTCTACATTGGGCCGTTCAGTTCAAGAAATGTTGAAGTCAGGAACGAATCGGTCACATACAAGGGGAGACTGTACCCCAAGCAACCCATCATTTACGGTCTTAACGTGATCGAAGAATCACTCGGATTCACAGACGAGTTTTAAAAAAAATACCTGTACATAATAGTAATGAGTCGAGGAATTCGAGAATTCGTGGAAACCTCGGGCATCAAAATAGAGACCACGGGTCCTAGACGTAGCCCATCACTTCAGTGGCCACCACCCAGGGGTGCGCCAAATGTCCAGGTCCCCCGTGAAGTGGAACTTAATCTTTTGAAGAGACAAGAAGTTCCTAATTCACTCCAAAGGAATATCGTCAACGACAAACGATACGAAGGTATGTTTAAGGAATTCGAGAATGACCCCCTCGAAAATGAGTTCAACGATATAAACGAAAACGCATTCAAAAATGCCCTGGGTAACACAACTTTCAACAATAATTCATTATCTTACATTGCCCCTACACTACTTTCAATGAGTAAACTAAATATTGGTATGTTTAATGCCAACGTAAACAGTGGATTCGGTAAAGAAGCCCGTATAAACATAAAAAAAATACTGTTAAAAAAACCACTCGATAAAACCTTTATCGGTGAAGGTCTTTATATAGACACATTGGATATAAAGGGAATATATGGGCGATTTCAGACGGGTTATTCTTACAGTAAGGAATATGGTCCCAAAGGTAACATAAACAGGGACTATTTCAGTACACAAATAATATTAAGGATTTCTAATGGGAGTGAATCACATAAGGTTACGTTTAATATTTACAAAAATGGTAAAATTCGATTTTCTGCGGGATTTGTCGGTGAGAATATAGGCGTTCAACCAGAGTTGATTCGAAAGTTCGTCGTTGATAAATACACGGAACGGGAGTCTTTCTTATACAATCCATTTGAATACAACAATATCAGTGCACAGTTTAAATTCAACGGTGTTTTTAGAAATCTTGGATTGGCTGCCGCCCGGTTTAGGGAATATGGTATGACGAACGTGACGTATGAACCCGAACTTGGTCCGTTTTTCTATGCGTACATTGATGATTACAAATACAATATTACGAAATCTGGTAATGTTCAAATTCTCGGTGGTAAAAGCCCTCAAGACATATTAAACGCGTATAATCGAGGACAGCGATTAATCGAAAAAATGAACGGTGCGGGTGAAATTAAAATCACGGGGGTATTCTCCGAGGGTGATAAAAAAACGCGCAACAAACCAAAGGTCAAGGCCAAGGCCAAGGTGACAAAAAAGAAGATATTAAACGCCACACAGGTTTCTGCGTTGAACATAAACAGTACAAAGTGTGAACGAATGCCCAAACCCGAACTCATAGATTTAGCTAAGAAGTTGGGAGTGGTGGGTAAATTTGGAACGCGTAAAGAGATCTGTGAGAAGATCAAAAAATTAAACAAGAAAAAAACAGTCACATTCAAAAACACTACCAAGGGTAAAAATGTAGCCATCACCGGAAAGGTAAATACTAAGAACTTCCGGATAGGGCGAAAAATATGTGACCAATATTCTAAGCCCAATCTCGAACTGATATGTAAAGCCATGAAGATTCCTTACGACAAAAAGGACACTAAACTCAGTTTGTGTAAGAAGATTGAAAAGGCTCGTAATAATATAGCCGCTAAGCCGGTTGTTAAACCCCCGTCCCCGAGGGCAATCAGACAGAAGCAGAAGAATGCCAAGAATGCCAGTAATGCGATTAATCGACAGTTGAAGATAAATAACATAGAGATGAAAAGGCGACTCAATGAAAATTCTATCCGCAATGATCTCGCCAAATATTTTGGTGTCACATGGATGAAAAGATACAAACCCAATCTTAACAATGATGTAAAGGTGGTTCAAAATGAGATTAACAAACTGAATAGAAAGAAGAATGCGTTAGGTATACCTTTCAAACGCGATATCAATGAAATTAAACGAAGACTCGTGAGTCAGTGGAAGATGCAAAGAAGGAGAAATCTTGAGAAGAGGTACCTCATGAATAACACAAATGTGACTGGTGTTCCATACAATTTGAAGAATAGTTTCAAGTTGGCACTAGCAAACTACATACTCAACAATAAAAAGGGTAAAATATCTAAAAAGGGAATCGATGATTACCGGAAATACTGGTTAAAGTTTAGGGCTAATATTAATTCAAATGCCCGTCCGAAAGGAATTAACCGAGCGGTTAAAGCTCGGGTTGAAACGTTATAATCATGGTGTGAGAGTGAATGATGACACGAGGACATGGGGAACACCTACAGACTCCTGGTTAGATATGGCTAAGGAGGAACTTTTAGACGCTATCATTTACACCATAGCAGATTACATTAGAAATGTTAGGAGTGAGGGAGAACGCGCACCCCTCAGTTTTCGTAAAAATGATGAGCTTGATGATAACAAACTAATCATGTCTATAGTTGATGACTGGGAATACGTTGAAAGTCCACAACATAAAATGATGTTATGGAATCTCTTCAAGATGCTGAACAGTGATATATTTAGAAGTGAAGTTTAAATATGCACACAATACCGCGACACCTATTTGATATACGGCTGTACCCCACATATCAATTACTATAAGCGGAACAATTGTGAAACTAGATAGAATTCCATGAACCACTATCTGGTATGAAGCATATGACCACCCCGTGACTACCGACATTAACGTCATGAACATGAGACACATGTTAACAATGTCTATAATTCTAAAAAACCATGTTATCATGAATAAACTTATGTAAAATAATATACATGTCATAATCTCCCCCTTCTCACAAAAAGCGAGCCCAGTTATACGAATTCTCGTTCGTGTAGCAGGTGGTGGAACCTCTTGGTTAAATGCTATCGCGACAGAACCATCTGGTTTTTCAACAACCAAATGTCTGGCTTCATCCATGGATATCAAATGTGTCTATTCTTTAGATGGAAATAACAGTTTCATCTAAAGAATGAGCTTGAAGACTTTTTTTCATAGGTTAAAATTTCCCCCTGAATGCCTTCATGGCATTCTTCATGGCGGCCTTAACTTGTTGCCGAGGACTTGTAGATTGCCCACGCCAATCAAGACTGGGTTCCTCTTGGGCATTATTCGCGGCGTTTATTTTATTATTCGCGTCTCGCTCTTTATTTTGTTCAGCTTGTTCCCTGGCTTTATTCTCCATTTCTTCAGCTTTTTTTAGATATTCATTTTTTTTATTAGAATCACTCTCACTAGAAGCCAAAGTTCTATATTTTTTTGCCAGTGCTGTAAAACCTCCACTGTTGCGAAGAGCGCTGGGCATTTTAAACTTAAAACCAAAATAACTTACCTCTCGCGACAGTAGATTCATAAGTATTTTCCATATCACGAGTAATATAATCACCCACGATATTCGTGTTATAGTAGCACTCATCTGATATATACCCTGAAAATTATCTCATGAGCTTCTTCATCATCCTCTTCGCAGCCGCCGCCGCCTTCTTCGCTGAGTATTCCTCCTTCTTCTTCTTAGATCCCCTGCGCATAAATAAAATAATCGCAATCAAGACTGCGACGACAGCACCAATCTTCATTAAAGTGGGTCGGTTACCCGCCCTGACCTTATTCATGAAAGTGGGGGCTGGGGCAGTAAGGTTTACGGCACTGGCCATTGGCTGAACAGCGTTCGACATTTTATACTAGTATATTAGAAAATTATCATGTGTTCACCGGAATCGTTTCCTAGCCTTCGCGGCAGCCCTCGCAGCCCTCTTCGCAGCCTTACTCGTTGAGTATTCTTCCTTCTCTTCCTCACGACCACTCATGAAGATAATAGCGGCGATGAGCACCGCAAATATGACAGCCATATTCATCATCTGTTTCGAACTAACCTTGGACATTTTATACTAGTATATTAGAAAATTTTTACAAGATCAGAAATCTTGTGAATAATGTTATAGAATTCATCATCATTTTTAACTTCCTGGGGGTTTACAATCTCGAGTTCGATTTGATATGAGCATTCTTCTTCCGAATCCATATCAACACTGTCACCTGAAGATATGGTCATATCGATACTCAGATTCTTACGCACGAATGAATGGCGTGTCTTGTTACGCTTTCGGTCCATTTCATATTCGCCAAATGTTGGAATTTCCCGTGAAACGCTAAAACGCACATCAATGGGGTTACATTTGAAATCCTCCTTGATTACATTGATCTTCTGGACCATCGTCTGTTCACCAGACCCTTCATCGGCTGTGATTCGAATGTTGTTGGCATCATTATAATAGACATCAGCAACGGAGGAATTCACACTTTCCCATCCTTGGTACTTCTTCAGTCCCCTGAGAACACGCTCCCAGGTTTCTTTACCCATGTTGGTATCGAAGAGGGAACCGTTATGTTTGCCGAGGCGTAACTCAACTTCGATATGCTCTTCACCTTTCATAGAATCAAATGTGGGTTTAACCTTGTCATAAATGGATTTAATGTCCATCATTGTCATTATTATAACGCGACTTTCCCTTAAGTGTTTTTTGTTTATAAATTGTAATGAAAGGTTTGATAAATAACGGAAACACCTGTTATTTCAATACAGCAGTACAATGCCTTTTGTATATTCCAGTTCTTTCAAACTATTTTTTGAAGTGTCCTTATGTTGGAGAATGTGAATTTACACAACTTTATTCTCACTTAGTTGCCATTTACTGGAAAAATGGTAAAGAGATGATAAACGCAAAGCCTCTCCTTGATTCTTTTAAGAAAAAGTTCCCAAGATTCAAAAGTAACGAACAACATGACGTTCAAGAAGCAATCTTGTGTATCATAGATATCATAGAACGAGCCGTACCGAACATCAAACCATGGTTCTATGGGAAGAAAACACAGGAGACTATATGGCCAGGTGGAAAATCATCTAATGTAGAAGATTTCAGTGTACACATCATCACATCTTCGGGAAATGATATGGGTGAGATGCTTCTTAAAAGTACGGATTGGAATACGATAGAAAATTTCGAAGATACCAGTGGCGATGTGCATAGTGTCGCTACGACTCGCATGTTATTTTCCAAACTCCCACAAGTTCTTATGATTTCTTTTGACACTAAAAGTAATGTAAAAATTATAGAAAACATTCTCATTGACAAATATGAATATAATCTCATTTCTAGTGCTGTTCATGTAGGTGACCAAGATGATGGGCATTATGTCTCATTCGCTAAAAGTAGAAATAAATGGTTTTTATTAAATGATGAATCTACAAAGGAGCACTCTCTACCCGAAGAAGCAGGGTTTTACTTTATGGTTTACAATCTAAAAACTCCTTCATCTTAATATTCTCCTTGATGTTCACGATAGTTCTGTAAAATGTTCGGCGATTATTAGGATATGTTTTATCATACCTCCGCTTCAACGGTTTCCACCACATGGGTTCATCCCATCCCATGTACATACACTCGACGATTGCACCTTCTTCAAACCATGGTTGATCTTCCATTTTACCCGATGGGATTTCAGATTCAAAAAATAACTTCCCCTTTTCTTGAATATATAACCTCCATGTGAGCGGACCTGGTTTGTACCCAGGCGTTTCTCTCGTTGGTTCACGTTTCATCAAGAAATCGACTGTGTTTTTCATTTGAGGCTTCCACTTGAACATCGTTTCGTGTGTTCCTATCCTAATAGGATCATCGATAGGCGTAAATACGAGTCCATCGACTTCTTGTTTTACGGTGGGAAGATACTCATCCATAAACTGTTGGAAATCTCTCATATGATGAAATTCTTTCAATTGAAGACGCCACTTATCCGACTTCATATAGATGATCGGTTGTACCACACCAAACTTAGCATACCCGAGTCGGTCTAACAAATTGGAATTCCATACCATTTTTCCAGATACGAGTACAGCATCATAAATCATGAGTGTATTCTCATACAGTTCACCATCCAAGATCGTTCCCTCATACACATCTTTTTTGAGATTGAGTGACACTTCAAACATCTTGAATGCTCGATTCACGAATAGACACTTCTTCTTCCCCTCAAACATCAAAGCAACCATCATGTGTCTCTCACCGTCTGTTTTTTCGCATACAGTATAATTACCCCCTTTCAAAATAGGGAAATGTTTATACTCGATTGATATGGGTTGAGGTCCGGGAAAATAGTCCTTACTACCCCATGTCGCGTGAATGAACTTCACAACATATTTGTAAAGTGGGGAGTCCGACTTTATAGACATGTCTTATAAAAGTGTATAAACTTTAATTTACTTTCACACCCGCAGCGTTGAGAATATTACTTATACATTCATGTGTGTATGTTGTTGTCAACTTAGCTGCCGTAAATGCATATGTACGAACACCTTGTTCTGCGAATTTTTCAAACATCTTTGGGTAAATTTTAAAACTCCCACTCTTCTTATCCTTTATAGTTTTCATCACATTTTTAGTATTCATCATCCATACTCTCGCATCCGTAGACGAAACCTGATAAATATCCTTGGAGATCTTCTTACCTACGCGCGTGTCAAAGTGAAGTCCCATCTGTGACGGTGGTTCTTTAGAATCGGATTTGACCTTTTCCTTAAACATATCCCAGTCAATTCCCTCATTCACACCTGGAAAAACCAGACAACCCACAGTGTCATGTGGTTGGAAAATTTGATCAAGGGATTCATCATCGACACCAATCCCAAAATCTATGAACACGATACGGTCATGTGTTTTCATATATTTTTGAACAGCTTCGGCCTTTGCGTATGGGTCATCTATCACGTATGTAATTTCATTGTTGATATTCTTTTGGAGGCATCTCATATTAAGTCGAAGAATAGCATGGAGAGTTTTTACTGAACATGATTTCGAGCGAGTCGTTATGATGGTGACAAGATTCATGTGTTATTATATATTCTAAACCTTAAGCCTATCATTAAGGCATCCACCGAATGGTAGATTTCCTACGTGCCCGAGAGTTGTATTTACGTCCGCATAAATCTTACCACCAGCTTGTTGCCACCGCCTACAGAATGCATAATCTTCAGACAAATATCGACGAGTCACCGGATCTATCATACAGTCAAACGCCGCGTGATATTCGTCAAAATCCCTGTTTTGATGGTCATTCTTGCACCACAGTTCAGGAAACTTCTCTTCAAGCGTCTTAAACACCGATCGTTTAATCATCATGAAACCAGTTGGACCGTCTAGAATTTCAATAAATCCATCTTTGATTGGACGATTATGTGCACCAAAATTGATGACGAGACTCGACGAAAGCATAGACATGTCGCGTTCATCTCCACCTTTAACCGCCGACGCTGCTTGATCCCACATCACAACCTTCTTCGGGTAACACGCGACCGAGAGATCGTGCCCAGACTTTATGAGTCGAACGACAGCCTCGGGGTCAAAATGGACATCCGCGTCGATGAACATGAAATAGTCACAGTCAGTTTTCTGCATGAAACGACCGACGGATACATTCCGCGCTCTATGAACGAGTGATTCATTTTCAGTAGTATCAAGGTACATCTGAATTCCTTCCTTTATGAGAAGGAGTTGAAGCTTGATCATACTAGACATATACTTTTCCAAACATAACCCACCATAACATGGGGTAGATAGAAATACCTTGGTCATATATTAAGTATGACCTTTAACCTCTAAGTGTTTTTTTATAATATTCTCTATTTTATTCAATGTTGGTATTGATACCGCACATCGTTCACACATTTCTGTTTTGGAAACTTTGGTTTTCAAAACCATATAGATAATTGAGGAAGCTACACTGTTCGGTGTTTTACTCATAAGTTCCACACAATCTTCAACTGTGTTACACATATTTATACACTTCAAACGCTCTTCCCGTGTCACTTCAAATGAATTCAAAAGTCTATTCATAACATCGAAAGCTTTCGTCACGTAATTCTTTTCAGTTGCACCCATGATAATATCTTTGAACATTTGTGTAGTCCTACTCACATCCTTAGATTGAATCCCAAACATATCCGAAATTTCTTTGGTCGTTCGAGAAACCTTCGCGAGGCGGCATGCGTATAAAACGCAGTTTGCCTTGATACCTAAACGCACCGCACCCCGTGTAAGTTTCCCTTCATTGAATTTCCTGTACATCATCTTCGCATCTTTCAATACCGCATCGGGAAGTGTGTGACACGCTTCATCGATATCCTTGTATGCATGAAACAACGAGCGGTCTCGATGATTCATCGACATGTGAAAATTAATTTTAGCCATACGTTTATTTTCGTATGTAGAGCCACGCTGTGTGGAAATAACCGTTCCCTTCCCCCAGTTTTGAGAAAAGAGTTCAGGGTTTGCATTTGGGTTCCCACACCGAGATGGGTCATTGATCTTTCCATCGTCTGTAACACCACTGGTCCATTCCGCACTCTCATCAATAAAATAGGAATCAACGAGACCACATTCTGAACACGTAGGTAATCCTTCACGAGAATACACCTTAACACCCGAGCATTCACGACAAAAATTTATATTCACTGGCTTTTCTTCATTTTCGTTTGTATTTAGTAGTAGACGGTCTATATCAGACCATATAGCAGCCAGCATCTTGGTATGATTGACGGTGCTTTTTTTAAAAAGCAAATTACGCAGACGTACTTAGGTGTCGTATATTTGATTCAATCATATCTACAGTCTCTTTAAAACTTTTACCACCCGATGTCGTCGGTTCCCACGCATTCCATTCTTTGTCAATAGCCTGATGCCCCGGGGGTAATGGGATATCCTGACCGGTAATTTCACTGTCTGATACGATAAAACCATCGAGGTCCGACTCTTCATCACCACCTTCGTCATACAGGTCACTGTCTGTGTCTTCAATATCAATTTCGGAGTACATGACGTATTGATTAATACCCAGTGCTTTCATCTCAAGATCTTCGAACCGAGTACCACTTGGGTAATGTTCCATCAAACTTTCATATGGTACGGGTGAGAGTGTTTCGTGCTCTAGTTCATAAACACATGCACTTTTATAAAAGAGTTCAGTGGGATTGAGATATCTCAGGCCGATTGTATTTCCTGTATTCATACCAACAATACCGTACATTTCGTCTTCGACTCCATCTTCGTTTACTAATACTTTGACTATATCATTTTCAATTATTTCAGAGGGCACAATCATGCTTAGAGTTTTCAGACAAAAAATAATAAGGGATAATATCACAGATGAAAGTTATTATTTATTCGAAGGAAGGTTGTGAGTATTGTGACCATGCTAAAACCCTGTGTGAATCAGAGGGTTTAGATTATGAAAAAATCATGGTCGACAAGGAAGAGCTCAAGGAAGTGTGCGGTGGCTCAGCATCAACTTACCCTCAAATATCTATTGACGGTCGTCTCATCGGAAACTATTTTGAATTTCAGGACTACATAGAAGATGAATATGAACCAATTTTGAACCCAACATTAAATCGATTTACTGTATTCCCATTGAAGTACCCTGAACTCTGGGAACTTTATAAGAAGGCTCAAATGTCCAATTGGACTGCAGAAGAAGTGGATCTCTCTAGTGATATGGATGACTGGAAAAACCTGAATGATAACGAACAAAAATTCATAAAATATATACTCGCATTTTTTGCTGGTTCCGATGGTATAGTTTTCGAAAACATTAACAACAATTTCGCAGATGAGGTACAAATCTCTGAGGCACGATCCTTCTATGCGTACCAGTCTCATAACGAGATGGTTCACGGTGAGACATACTCTAAACTTATTGACAAATACATCAAAGATGGCACTGAAAAGAAACAGCTTTTCGAAGCTATTCAAACTGTACCCTGTATTGAACGAAAAGCCAACTGGGCCATGAAGTGGTTCGATACAAAGTCTAAAACATTCGCTGAACGTCTCTTCGCCTTCGCATGCGTTGAGGGTATCTTCTTTTCTGGAAGTTTTTGTGCCATTTATTGGCTAAAGAAAAGAGGTCTCATGCCGGGTCTCTGTTTTAGTAATGAACTCATATCAAGAGACGAGGGTCTTCATCAAGAGTTTGCCGTTGAACTTTTCAAATTACTCAGAAACAAACCCTCAACTGAAACGATACACTCTATCATAAAAGAGGCTGTCGAAATTGAGAAGAACTTCATTTTGGATGCACTACCATGTAACCTCATCGGTATGAATTCTGATAAGATGTCCGAATATATTGAGTATGTGTCGGATCGTCTTCTCAAGCAGATTGGAAAGCCTACGATCTGGAACTCTAAGAACCCTTTCGACTTCATGGAAAATATCTCTCTTGACGGGAAGACAAACTTTTTCGAGAAGCGTGTGGGTGATTACGGTAAAATGGATGACACATCCGATGAGATTGGTTTTGATGAGGAGTTTTAAACATTTTACTATCAATTTATCCAAATTGACTGGAAAATGCATGAATTAAATTACTTGAAAAGAGTACCTTCGGAATCGAGACCCTGTGGTTCTAACTGGAGACCACTGTCACCCATCTCTACCTGTGGTTCCGAGAATTCGGGCTGAGGAACATCTACCTCAACCATGGGCTTAGGGGCTTCTAACACAGTCTTGGAACCCTTCCTCGCTTTCTTCGCACATGGCGACTCCTTTGGTATGTTCATCATACCCCATACGACAAACATGAATACGACGGAATGAACCGCAAGGCCTAGTGTGGAGGGGCACCCGGTAGGGGTGGCGATCCTGGATCCCAAGATCCGCCTGACAATACGAAAAGTCTCTGGGTTGGCAATCACGAAAAATGTAAGAGCGGAAATGATAGAGATGACCAGTTTATCCTGTTGTTTTTTACCGTTGCATCCACAACCACAATCTTTAAATAAACCCATCTTAAATAGTTACTATAAATTAACAAAAAAAACCTACTTAAAGTTTGATCGCCTTGTATAGATATAACCAACTACAATGTCGCTCTCTATCCAACGCTCCTCCGATTTCACTACTTCTTCTGTAAACTTTTCGAAACTTCGTAAAAACAAGAATGGCGGTAAGGCCGTCTATCTCAACGCCGGCGACAACAAAAAGCTCTACATTCAATTTCCTTTCATGCGCTCTCCGTATGGCCTGAGTGCTTTCACCGACGAGGGTACTGGTCGCACCTCTTACTCCCTCGACCTGTCTTTCGATCCTGACAACACGGATGCGATGGAACTTCATGACAAGCTCAAGGCTCTCGATGAAATCATCGTAAACACAGTCGCCGAAAACTCTAAGGAGTGGCTAGGTAAGGAGTTTAATGTTGAGGTTCTCAAGCAGGCTCTCTACAAGCCCATGGTTCGCCCTGGTAAGGAACAGTACCCTGCCACTATCAAGCTAAAGGTTCTCACCAAGCCCGATGGTTCGTTCGTCCCCGAGACGTACAATGTACAAAAGGAACAGGTTTCTCTGGATTATATCGAGAAG